GGTGGGTGACGCCTGGTTCAACACCGCCGCCAAGGGCCAGCCCGCCGCCGTCACGCGGCTGTGGGGCAAGCACGCCGCCTTCCTGCACCGGAACATGGAGGCGTCGCCCGACTACGGCATCACCTTCGGCTTCACCGCGCAGTTCGGCGGCCGCGTGGCCGGCACCATCATCGACAGCGACATCGGCATGCGCGGCGGCGTGCGCGCCCGCACCGGCGAGTCGGTCAAGGAAGTGGTCTCGGCCAACGACTTGGGCTACTTCTTCAACCAGGCCGTGGCCTGAACGGGAGCGCGACATGGCAACCCGCAAGCCCAAGGCCGACGCGCCGACCGCGACCTACGAGGTCATCGATCCGCTGCGCCTCGATAGTTACGACTACGCCATCGGAGACCCGGTCGAACTGACCCCCGACCAGGCCGCGCCGCTGCTCGGCACGGTCGTGAAGCTCGCGGCTGAAGCCGCCTGACTGGATACCCACCCCCGATAACTTTGAGCGCAGCTGCCGCCTGGGGCGGCTGCGGGAGGTAAGCCAGGCTCAATCCGTGAGGCTCCTGCCGGGGCTCCGCAACGGAGGATGGTTTTGCCTGAAGCCCCGGCACTTTCAATCTGAGAACAGCGCATGGCCATCAGCATTAAGAGGGCGACGAAGGTTGGGGGCATCGACGCCCCCGTCGGCCTGCTCGTCATTGGCCTGGAGAAGGATGTCGAGGCCAAGATCGCCGAAGGCGGCGGTGCGGCGTTCGTGGGAGACATTCAACTGGTCGGCCAAGACTCTGCCTCCGGCAAGATGCTGTTGCCGTCATCTACGGGCAGCCTCAAGCCAGAGCAATTTGACCGGCTGACGAAGGCCCCGGCGCTGATGCTTTCCGACTTCAACGTGGTCGCCGGCGGTGCCGACACGACGGCCGCAATTCAAGCGCTAGTCGACGCGGCAAGCGCAGCCTATGACCCCGTCACTGGTGCTCGCATTCGTCTAACCTTCCCCTCCGCCATCTTCGGCATCACGGGCCTGCTGCTGCGGCCCAACGTGATCTATGACTTCGGTTATGCCTACTTCAAGAAGTTGGCAAACGGCACCTCGGTCGCGACGAACTCGATGCTGCGCACGGTGGATACAGCCGTGGCGCTCTCAGGCTCCGCGGCCTATACGCTTTCGCTGACTGCTGCGCCCTCCATCGGCGACACCGTGGGCACGCTGACCGCGCCCTGGGCCGGCCCGACCGGGGCGCCGACGATTCTCTTCGGCAACGGCAACGCGCGGCCTGTCTACCTTACCAACGGCTCCACGGCCGCTACATGGGCGGCACCATTGTCTGGGTCTTCGACTGGCCTCAACGCAACGATGACCGGTGCCACCTACTACGGCAACTACGACAACATCGACATCATCGGGGGCACATTCGACCCCAACGGCTTCTCCTGCCCGGCGCAGATCCTGCGCCTGGAAAACGTGCGCGACTTCCGAATCGTCGGCACCAAGGTCAAGCACAACCCCTACACGGCGTCTCCGACATCCGGATATCGCTGCTGGGCATTCCAGATTGGCGGCCAGCGAGTCGAAGTCATCGACTGCAAGGTGCTCGGCGGCACTATGGTCTATCAAGACGGATTCCACGTTACTCATGGTGACCATATCCTCGTGCGTGGTGGCTACGTAGAGTCCGGCGACGACGCTATCGCCTGCGGCATCGATGCGGCTGGCACGGAAACCTGGGACGACGAAGCGCTCACGAACGTGACCATCGAGGGCGTCCGGGTGAAGGCCGAGAACGGCACCATCAAGGTCTACTACGGCGTGAACACGGGCACCGGCATGCCCTTCTCGGGCAGCAACCGGGGCAAGGTCGATGGCGTCGTCATGCGTGGCCTGGTGGGCTCGCTCGGTCGGCTGTCCAACGGCCCCATCTACATCGTCGACACCCAGACGATCACGTTCACTGCGGCGCCGGGCGCGGCCGCCACCTCTGCCGCGCTGACCAGCAACTACACCGGGCCGACGGGTGTTTACAACTGCATTTTCGGCAACGGCAACATCCGCGCTGTCACGCTGACCAACGGCGCAACGACTGCCACCTGGACCGGCGGGCTGGGTTCAGCATCTGGCTCAGTGACTGCCAACGCGGGCGATGCGACGCGGATCAAGAACATCACCATCGTTGACTTCAACTTGACAGGCGGCAGCGCGGCCAGCGATGGCGTCAATGCCAATGGCATCTTCGGCCTGTACGCGACTGGCGTGAAGATCCGCGGCAAGCTCAAGCTGGTGGACACGGCCAATGGCCTGCACATGTCGCTGGGCAACATCACCCAGTTCTACGACAGTGAGTTCCAGATCGACTGCCCGGCGCTGCCGAGCTATCGGGGCTTGTCGTTCTACGACTGCGTGAACATCAACATTCACGACGGTGTGTTTCGCGGCAATGGTGGACCAGGTCGCGGCACCATCGAGGTCACGGGCTGCAGGGGTGTGAAGGTCCACCACAACAGCATCCTGGACATCCCGACCAGCGGCACAGGGGTTCAAGTGCAGGGCGTCGGGTCTGGCAACCTAGCCAACACGCTCACCGTCACGGAGAACTGGTTCACCAAGGCCATCGGCGCCAACACGACGCGAGCCTACGGACAGCAGTCGGGATCAGCTGGCTTTGTCGCCAACCTTAACTTCAGCAATAACGACCTGCGTGGCCAGGCCAACAGCGACTCGGTAGACCAATGCTGGAATGGCACTGGGGTGACGCCTGACCAGATGCACGTCTTCGGCAACCGTGCGAACGTCAATTTCTCCCCGGCGATTGCCCTGGGCTACAGCCAGCAGACGGTCACTTTCGGCACGTCGCTGACGTTCGCCCTCATCTTCGGCGGGGACATCAAGTTGTCCACGGCGATGACCTCGAACATCACGATCAATGCGCCCACTGGCGCGACGCTCGGTGCGCGTATCAACCTGGCCCTGACCCAGGACGCGACCGGTGGCCGTACCGTGACATGGAACGCAGTCTTCAAGTTTGTTGCCGGCGCCTGGGTCGATGCCGTGACGACCACCGACGCCAACAAGATCACGTCGATCTCGTTCGTGTACGACGGCACGAACTGGATTCAGCAAGCACCAAATCGTTGGGTTTGACGCGGTCAACGAGATGACTGCCTACATCACCACCCAACAGCTGGTCGACCGCTTCGGCCTCGACGAGCTGATCCAGGTCAGCAACCCGAGCGACCCGACCGCGACGGCGATCAACGACACGCGCGTCAGCAACGCCGTCGCGGACATCAGCGCGCTGATCGACGCCAAGCTCGGCGCTCGCTACGCCGTGCCGCTGACCAGCGTGCCGCTCGTGCTGCAGAACATCGCCTGCGACCTGGTGCGCGCGCGGCTGTACGACGACCGCATTCCCGACCGCATCGCGGACCGCGAGAAGGCGGCGCTCAAGCTGCTCGACGACATTGCGGCCGGCAACCTCACGCTCGGCCTGGACGCCGCCGCGCAGCCCACGGCGCCGAGCGACGGCCCGCAGTACTTCTCCGGCACGCCGACCTTCACGCAGACCTCGCTGTCCGACTACGCACCATGAGCGGCACGCCCGATGTCATCACCGTCGTCGAGACGCACCTGATCGACACGCTCAAGGCTGCGCTGGCGGGTACCAAGCTGCGCGTGCATGACCTGCCCGGCGACTGGGACGACGACATGCTGCGCCGGTTGCTGACGCTGGCGCCGTGCGTGCTGGTGAGCTTCAGCGGCGGCCAGGTTCCCCGGCGTGGCGCCAACACCGCCAGCATCGACGGCCAATGGGTGATCTACGTCGTCACCTCGCACCAGAGCGGCGAGCAGGCGCGCCGGCGTGGCAACGCGCAGGCCATTGGCGCGTATGAGATCGTCGCCCGCCTCATCGTGCCGCAGCTGCACGGCCACATCGTGCCGGGCGTCGGGACGCTGGACCTGACCGGCGTGCAAGACCTCTTCACCGGCACGGTGGAGCGCCAGGGCCTGGCCGTGTACGGCTGCACCTTCATGCTGCCGATGGAGTTCGACCGCGTCGCGCCCGACGGCCTGGCCGACTTCGCCACCTTCGTCGCCTCGCTCGACATCCCGCCGTACGCGCCCCGCTCGACGCAGACCGAGTGGCTGGCCGGCAACGACACGCACGGCGCCCCGGATGCACGGGACAACGTGACCCTTCCCACCGCCTGACCACGAGATGCCGATGACCACCGACACCGTCCGCCTTCTGCCCGCCCGGCCCGATGTGACCGTGCGCGACCCGATCACCTTCGAGCCACTGCCCAGCGACGGTGCCGACAAGCCGCTGGACACCTACTGGAGCCGCCGCCTGGTCGACGGCGACGTGATGGTGGCGGCCGGCAACCCGCCCGCTGCGCCGCCCGCCGCCCTGATCGGCAACGACTGACCCCTGGAGACCTTCCCATGACCATCAGCTTCAACAGCATCCCCATCAGCATCCGCACGCCCGGCCAGTACATCGAGTTCGACAACTCGCGTGCGCTGCAGGGTCTGCCGGTGGTGCGTCACAAGATTCTCGTCATCGGCCAGCGGCTCACGACCGGCGCCGTGGCCGCTGGCGTGCCCACGCGCATCCTCAGCGCCGCGCAGGCCGAGGCCGCCTTCGGCCGTGGCGCCATGCTCACGGCGACGCTGGCAGCCCTCAAGGCGGCCAACAGCTACACCGAGTGCTGGGCGGTGGCGCTGGACGACAACGGCGCCGGCGCGGCCGCCACGGGCACCGTGACGCTGAGCGGCAGCCCCACCGAGGCCGGCACGCTCAACGTCTACATCGGCGGCCAGCTAGTGCAGGTGGCCGTCGCCAGCGCGGCCACCGTGGC